TAGAAACAAACATGTTCATTGATATTTCTATCGGATCAAATATTATATGGTCTGTTCTAGACGTGCTATCTTCAAGTGGATGCTTAAAGAATGTGGCGCTTTCTTTAACAGAAGCCTTTATTGGTCTAGCACCAGGGAACGCAGGGATAAACCTACTGGTAAGAACAGTAACAACATCAATTGCCTTTGTAGGAAAAACATTGCGTAAGTTTATAGTCATATTGCTATGCCGTCATCGAAATTGTCTACAGTAGTCTTTAGCTGCTCACTTAGCGTTCCCGATATATCAGACGATATAGATGACACATCAGTTGCTTGCGTGTTTATTATAATGTCACCTGTATTTACGCTAGTGCTTTTGCTGCTATCTCTTGCTCCGTTAATAATGCTTGATGAGGACTGTGAAGACAATCCAGAAGAAGATGCTAGAACTAAATTCTTCTGCGCTAAAGATATATCGTCATCAGAGCCTCCAAAACCTAAGAACCCTTTTATTGAGCCACCAATTCCTGATATCTTTTTTAACCCGTCAAGCGGGGCGTTGAACACGCCAGAAAGAAGCGATGCCATTTCTTTCATCGTTCCGAAAAATGACTTAACAGTATCAATAACTGTGTCAACCGTTGACCCAATAACCGGCCAAGTCTCTAAAACCTTTCCAAGCAATGAATCTTGTCCGTTTATAAAGGCTCTAACGTCTTCAAACAAAAGAGCAAAAGCAACTGACAAGCCGGATATAGCAACCCCAATAGCCAAAAATGGAGCTACAGCAACCGCAACCGCTGAAGCAAGAGCAAGTATAGGAGGTATCGCGAACTTAAGAACAACAAGCCCAAGACCTATAAAAAACCCATTCACCAAATCTTGGTTTTTATTAATCCATACCGATACGCTAGTTAATGCTTCAACCATTTTGGTAACAGCCGGAAGAACGCTAACAAGTATTGACTGAGACCCAAACCTAAGAGACTGGTTTAAGTCTGCCATACTATCATTAAAGTCAGCAGAAACATCAGCAGCCCTCTGAGAAACAACCCCAAGCTCTTTTTGCTTTTTAATGATAGCTTCAACTTCCCTTCTTCCTGACTGAAGGAGTGTTATAGTTCCTGAGTCAAGACCTATCCTTTGCCCGAGTGATGCAGACTCCTGAGCGCTTAAACTAGAAAACGCATCAGCTAAATCAGGAAGAAGCTCTAAAGTATCCCTAATGTTTCCGCTAGAGTCAGTCATAGCAACGCCAAGCTGATTAAAAAACGGAAGCATTCTGCTGGTGCCCGTAACAGAAACCTCTATAAGGCTCCTGTTTAGGTTTGACAGCGACCCTCGAAGCGATTCAGCAGTTCCTCCGGAACGAATAACAGCTTGCTCCCAGGCGTTAACATTCTCTATGTTTTCACCGATAGATGCTGAAAACTTTCCAAGCGAGTCTATATTTGAAGCCATAGAAATAGTGCTTGAAATTATCTTTGATAAAGCAAATACTCCAGCAGCAGCTCCTATTGCTGACTTTCCCATCTCAACAAAAGACTTAGAAACCTTGCCGCTTTCATCTATTGCCTTTTTTGACGTCTTTGCTGTTTTATCTAATGACGAATCAAGTTCATCAACATCTTTTTTAGCGCTGCTTGCATCAGACTCAAATAGCAAAAAAAATGTTTCTAAGACGCTCCCAGCCATTATCTTTTCCTGTTAGCTTGTTGTGCGGCAAGATACTCGTTAAATTTAGGGACTGCTATACACTCCCAAATTATAAACGCATCCTCTAAAGTATAGTCTTCTTTCAGCTCTTTGAGGCTTGCTTTATTTTCAGCAATAATAGCTCCAATGAGTCCGTCAATGTTGACGAAGTCAGCTGATTCGAAATCTTGCTTATACGATCTAAGAAACCCGAGATCTTGCCGTTGTGAAAAAAAGAGCAGTTATAACCTATCATTTCCGCTTCTATTTTACCCAATGTCTCCCAGTCTGGAACGTGATTATCAACAAGGGCTTGGGTCTTTAAAGCAACCCCGTTACAGGAAACATACTTCATAAGCTTAAGCATTGTCTCCTGGTTAACTTCATAGTCTCCAACTTTTGGCATGGCGCTTGTCGGATACTTGCATATTATCTCCCTCCCGGCAATCGCCGGAAACTTAGAGATTGTATAAGTCTTTTTGTCTCCGTTTTGAGTCTCAATCTCTACTTCCATTTCTTCTATCAATATTAAGTCTCCGTTTTGTTTTCAAATGAAAAACTATACTCCTTAGTCTTCTTTCTACCTGCGCTAGCTATTGAGTCAGCAGCCATTGCGTCGGTAATGGCTCCGTCTGTTAGCGTTACTGTGTTTCCGTTTGCGTATGATATTGTAGCGGTTATTGAGTCTTGAGCGCTAGACTTTCCACGACCAACTCTATTTGCTTCCGCAAGAATAGCAAGGTTTTCGTCATCGTCACTACCTGGAACAACGTTAATTGTAACCGAGATAGGGTTGGCGGTGCCCCATACTAATAGGTCTCCGTTTAGACCCATAGCTTTATCAGCTATCTGTATAGTAGGAATATCAATCGGGTCGGCATCATCACCAAATTGAGTAACAACAAACCCGCTTGGAAATGTTGAGCTAGCGACTATGTTAATTTCAGTCCCTACGCCCGCAATATTAGTAGCCATAAAAGCCTCTTTAAATTAAAGTGTGAGTGCCTTCGACTTTGCGTACCGCATCGCCTTTTGCGTAAATTAGTAAATAAGAAATAATGAACTCTCCAGGATTTGTTGCGCTCTCAAATACTGTAGCATCAATCCAATAACCTATCCCTTGAACTTGTCTCCACGCGTTCTCATCATTAGAAATGCTTGTAACGGTAGCAATCTGCGTGGGCGTAAGAGTCTTTCCAGGAGAAATTGTTCCGTTTGTTTTTGCTTGCTCTATGTTAGGCTGCAATATAGAAAGAACCTGTATCCTTCCAGTATCATTTGCAGGCAAAGCAGACAAAGCAAGAAGAAGCTCCATTATGGACACTCCATTTGCGTCTTTTAACCACTGCTCATTTGCGTACACGTTCATGTCAAGAGGATCAGAAGAAAGGCCAAACAATAGCCCGCGCTGATAAAACGAAATACCTCTTCCCGCTGTTTGCGTTTGACCGTAATAATTAACCCTCAAAGAATCAAGGGAATCAGATTCAAGTGTTGAGCTAACAAGAGGTGTAATATTGAACTGTTGGAACATATAGTTCTGATTAGCGTTTGCTCTTCTGTAATCAGTTGATGCCAAAATATTCATGGGAATAAGCTCAGGATACTCATCAGGATAAGAAACGTTATCATGAAGAGTAAGGCCAACACCGCCAATATTAAATAGCGCATTAGAATATGATGGCGCATCACTAATAAGAACTGGAACGTGATACTGAAACTCAACATTCCTGCCCGAGTTCCATTCTGCGACAGAAACAATATCATCTAATGATAATGCAGGAAGAAAAGAAAACGAACCAAAATTGTTTGACAGCGAAGCAGACTCTGAAACAGACTCAACCGGAGTCTCTAAGGCAACTCCGTTTGACAAAATAGTGTTGAAGTTAAGCCAACCAAGCAATGCAGCAATATCAGTTCCTACACCTGTGTTGCCAACAGATATTGAATTAACACCAACATCACCGCCCGTGAAATCAAAACTTTTTCTTGTAACATTGTAGACAACAGTTGCCGCCGACCAAACAGGATCAACGTTTGCGCCATTAATTACAATCTGAAGAACTGTAGCAACATCATCTAAAGAAATAACAGATGCAAAGTTAATTCCATCAATATCTTCAGTTTGAGCACCGATAGTAATGCTTATCCCGCCGTCAGCGATTCCCTGCCAGACAGACAAGTCCTGGTCAATAGGTTGCCCAAAAATCTGTGGCGCAGTTGCCGTTTCTGCGTATCTGTAAAAACTTATAGCGTTCGGAACTGTGATAAGCTTTGACACCCTACCGAAATAAAAACTTGAACGCTTAAATTCTTCAGTAGAAGTACCGAAATACAAACCAACATCTTCTGCGTTAGAAAACTCAAGAACTGTCTTTGTTGGAACAAGCTCGTTTGTAGTAAACTGCCTAGCCATCAGGTCTCGTTGAGCTACTTGAGAAGCGCCAGACACACCGCTTGTTATTTGAACATATTTACCAAATGCAATTGCCATTCACCAACTCCGATAAAACAAAATCATATATTTACATTATACTATAGTTCACGATTATTTTAAATAAGCTAAATAATTCTTACTTCTTCATCAACAGAAAAAACAGAGTCACAAGAGTAAATAAAATTTTGCAGGTAACTTATAGTAAAGTCCAGATTTGCGTCCTGGTCAAATCTTTCGTAGTCATCAATATCAAAAGGGTTCCTTATGTCTTGCACTATCTGTATACCTATTCCTTCATCAATAAGCACTTTAACATACTTTTTAGACTGTAATATAGCAGAGCATGTATCTGCTATATCGTAAGATGTTAATGAGCTTGAGTCCTGTATGTTTCTTTCAACGTGAGGAGTAAGCTGATAAACGGCTTCCATCCAATACTTCTCTGTAACGTCCATCATCATTGTTGACTGATTGTATTCTTGTGTTCTTCCTTGAAACCCATACCTTCTTGACGAAACCTTAAAAAGGTAAACGGTATCTGACGAGTCTACCCCCTGCTTTATCGGCTGAAAGCTTTGCTTTATCAATACAGAAGAAAGTCCTTGGCTATCAAGACCAGACCTAAGCGTTGATATAATGACCCTCCAAACGTCGGCCTCAGTCACTGCGGAATCTCCACACACAACACTCCAGACCAATCATTCATCGGAATCCAGTCATTTTCTGACAAAACTTGAAATGTTTTCCCAGCATAAATAACCTTGTCTCCAGATGAATCTCTTTCTATGCCAATTATGTCCGTTAAAGAATAGATAATTATGTATATTCTCTTCCAGTCCAGACCCATTTTCTGGTAAAGAGACCTGTCTACAGACTGTACGCTTCCAGACAAATCAACAGCATTGTCGTAAGAAGGGACATCAATGCCAATATCATTGGTTGTTCGTCCATTAAATTTAACCCACTGAAACCCCTGTTGAGGAAGAATGCTGAGAGCTTTAGAAAGTATATTTTCCATTAGCTTTTCTCTGCTATATTAGTTAATGTGTTTATCATTAAAGCTGAATCAACAAGCGGCTTCGTCAAATTTCCAACCTTTTTGTTGTTAGCACGCTTTGACGTCCTGTTCTTTATTGTCGAATCAGCAAGCGGTGGGTCAGTTATTGACGCAATCTTCTTTCTTATATCTCCAGCAACAATAGAGCCAAAACCAAGCATTACATTTTCTGGCGAAATATTTCCCTTTACCATCTCTTTTGATAACTCTGAAATGACTGATGCCCAATTATCCTTGTTTTCAGCAGCAGCAGTTCGCATGAATGACCTAGGCGGAATAATCGGCATAGCGCCAAACTCCTGCTTTATTGCAACAGAAGCAACTGGCGTGCCATCTTCATACTTTGCGCTCTCAAACCACCCAGCTTTTGCGCTGTAATCATCAATGCCCAAAGCAAATCTTATATCTTTTGCATCAGCAGATGTAACTCTTCTAAACTTAGCCACACCTTAACCTTAGTAGAAAAAACCACCCACGCGCCTAAAAGCTGACTTCTCTGGTAGGCCGCCAATCGTGTATCCGCCAACAATATTCGCGGACAGTAATGCTTCAAGCTGCTGACCATACGGAGTTTTGCTTAACCACCAAGACCATTGATCTTGGTTTGGGGGTGGCTGTATGCTTATTGACACTTTATCAACAGATGAAGAGGTGACAACGCCAGGATCTGTAGGTGTTCCATCTCCAGCATTAAGCGCTGATATCAAAACCAAATGAGCCGTCATTAAGTTTATTGCTAAAACTCTACAGTCACCCGAAAGAAACCCGTAATCGCTATCGCTGATATAGCAAGTAGCCATATCCCAGTACATCTGCAAAAATGCATCAGGATACTTTACATCGTCAGAGAACTGTGGAAACTGCTCCCTGAACAATGCCGGATCAAACTCTATAGACATGCCTATTAGTCTTTGGCGTCAGAAACGCTTGCTTTTACGCCGCGCTTCTTTAAGCTTTTAGCATCTATAGGGGCAGAGTTGTCTGGTGACAAATCTTTTACTATCTTTGCTCTATCAGAAGCAGATGGCTCTTTTTCAAGAACCTTGAGATGCCCACGCTCAATGTGTCGGTTGAAAACAGGATTACTATCTTTAAGCAACTGAAAGTCCTGGTCTGATATTTTTGTAACAGGCCCATCAAGTGTTACTAAAGTGGTTTTGTCAGTAACGCCAGATTTCCCCCTAACAAAAACATCCCGCTCCTTTCTTCTTACTGTGCTGTTTGTTTTTTCTGCATCAATCCACTTTCTGTAGATATGATCACTAGCAAGTTTAGAGCAAATAAATTTAGCCATAAAAAACTCCTTTTAGATTCCTGATGCACGATATACAGCGTAAGGACGCTTAAGATAAATTCCTGACGTAGCATTAGTGTAGTCTTCAACGTATGATTTTGCACGCTGCTCAACACCCAACGTTACAAATTTTGCAGGAACTACTTGCGCAAAAGTTCTGCCATCATCTGTTGATGTATCATCATCCGTTCCATTAACATTTTCAGCATAAAGATAGAAAACGTTTTCGCCGCCATCTGCTCCGTCAAGCTCTACTGCTGACTCCACGCGAACGTTTGGATATGACTTGTTAAGCCATTCCGTAACACTAATACCGAAATCAGTAACAGTGTTCATGTAGTCTTTTGCTGCTGTTGATACAGCAAGAATAAGAGGGGTTGTGTCCGGATCAACCTGCTCACCAGACTGAACCCTAAGAGCTGAGAAAGCTGGCTGCAAATCAGCTACAATCTCAAGAAAAGTCTTGTCTGACCATTCTGTGTTGCCGCCTGCGCCAACTGGCACAGTTACGTAAGCCGGCAATGAAGGCTCATTCAAGAATCCGTACGTGCGGTTTAGTCCGTTGTTATAACCGTAAAAACCAACTAAATTACGAACAATTTCAAGTGAACGAGCAGCAGCAATACGCTTTGAGTCTGCGCTGCTTAACTTCATAGCAGAAGCCCTAGCCTCTTCTAATCTGCCAACTGTTAAGCCTTCTTCAAACCTAACAATAGTGCGACGCTCAAAATTGGTGTTCCAACTAGACAGGGGAATGTTTGTATAGTCGCCGTAAGCCTGCGCTTCACCAGTGTATTCTAGCGTCTGCTGAATTACTTCTTCATCTTCCCAGCGTCCGTTAATTGTAATCCCTACAAGAGAATCAATTTTTCTTGCTGCTGTAACAACTTGAACAAAACCAGGAAGCCACTCTTGTAGAAACTGAACAGGAGTGCTAATGCTAGGGTCTGTAATAGTAGGAACTAAATCAGCATCTTTGGCGCAAGCAAAATAAGCCTCATTCATAGCAAAAAGCTCTTTTCTGCCAAGATTAATACCAAGCTTTGCAACAGATTTAATTATATCTTCATCAATAGCGTCTTTAGAAAAGCACAAAGGCTTTACGTTTTTAGATGATAGATGATACTCGTCTTTTCTAGTTGAAATCATAACAATACTTCCTTAATCGTTTTCTGCTTCTGTTAATCGAATCACTGCTAATCTTGGGCCTGCGCCTGTTGATACATTTTTTCTTGAAATCTTGGCATTTGAAAGGGCTGTAAATCCTGCGGCAGGAACTCCAGATCCTAGCTCTCCTGTCAGGTCATTATAAAATAATGCCTCACCTACAACGCCAGTCCCCACAAGGGAAAGATAAACAATCATCTCACCCATTGTTAACAGCTCACCAACGGAACCGTCAGCAACATCCAAAGTCGGAGCTATTGATGAAGAAGACGATCCCTGGCTTGAGTAAACTTTTGGATTGGAAAGAATGCCTGCAAATTCACCGGCTCCGATAGCGCCAGCAGCCGCTCTCCCGTCAACTCCCAAAACGTTAGTATATGCCCTGCCAACAACATTCGGAGTTGTTGCGCCAGTCGCCAAAGTAAACGACTCAGCCCGAGTTGGGCCATCATACAGAATTTCTCCGACAACGCCGTTCGCGTATTCAGTCGACACAGCAGTTTGAAAACCCATTACTTTTCACCTCTCAGATATTTATCAACAACACTTAAACTTTCTTCTGACTTATGCCCGCCCTGTAATACAGAGTGAGCGACAGTAGATGCCTCACGATTATAAAGATACCCGTCTAAAGCATATGCTTCATATCCTTCTTCACAAGGAATTGACAGCTTATCAACGCCGTATTTAGCAACCTCTTTAATGGTCATTTCAGAGTGATCAAAAGACCCAACAAACTGTGACAGCCTTTCTGCAACATCATTTTTCTTGCCAAGATTAATAACAGCATTATCTAATGCTGATTTCTTTAGTGATTCAACAGAGTCTTTTAGAATTTTATTTTCTTTAACAATTCTATCCATAGCAGACTTGTTATCAACAAGATCTCGTGAAGCCGCGACCTTTGACGGGCCGTTTCCACCAGCATCTTCTGCCTCTTCTTCGTCACCCTCTATTTCAACTGTAACTTCTTCGTCTTCTTGAGGAAGATCACGACCGCTAGCAACTTCCATAAAGTCTGACATGGCTTTCATAAGAGGCTTAATGCGCTCAAAAATATCATCAAGAGACATAACCTTTTTTTCTTCTTGCTCATCTTCCATACCAACATCTTTATCTTTTGTCATAACAAAATCCTTACTGTCTATTGTAAATCTAAATAATGACTTATTATCATCTAACACAGAAACCTCTGGACCCATTCTACCTTGACCAACTGAAGCAAGATGGTTTCCTCTCATGTTCCTTTGTATTATATCATATTTATCGCCGTCGAACACTCCACTACTAAGCTCATACGTGCATCTATACCCACAGCTAAGCTCGTCTTTACCGCCGTCTATTATTTTTTTTAAATTTTCAGAAAATACTTTTATATTTCCTTTCAGAATACCTTCTTCACTATCAAAAAAAACATCCTCACCTATCACCCCTTCAATTCCTTTGTTTTCTGCCGCAATAGTTCCTTCTTCGTCTCCAAGCATGTCGTGCTCATTAACCCAGGGAATCAATTTAAAAGAATCTATACAGTCTGGCGAGGACAGTTCATTAGCAGGCCTGTAAACACTGTAAACTGCGTCAGGGTCAAGATTCATGCTTCCATCAAAATCTATACTTGAGCCAAGGTAAGGATAAACTCCGACTTTAGAAAGTGGATTATCTTTTATCTCGTACCATCCATTTATATCTTCTACCCTGTTGCTTTCCATACCTAAACCAACGCCCCGTTAACAACTCCAGTTTTAACCCCTGTTCCAGTCAGAATTGATGCAGAACCTGAAACTGCTTTTTGTATAAATACAGAGCAATCAGTCGCTATCAAACACCCCTGAACCAAGAGTGCTTACTGTGTTCATGGAGTTTACATTCACATACATATCCGCAGCTGATGGGCCAGCAACTGAAACGCAAACTTCTTGAGTGTCATTAAGAATAGCTTGAGCATAAAGCCTAGAAGCTCCGATAGACGGAAGAGTATACTGAAGCGTTGGTCCAACAATAGGTCCGCCACCGCCATCAATACGACTAATAGTCGCCATTGGCATATCAAAAGAAGGATACAAGGAATATGAAACTGTAAATCCAATAGTGCTTGAAAAAAAAGAATTATCTAAACAGCATATTGTTTTAGCGCCAGCCTCTGTAGACAAAAGATCTATAGCAACTTGCAAGTCAGAAATAGGGTCTTCTGCTGAACCCGTCCCAGAAACACTCCCCGCATTACTAACAAATATCGTTTGAGAGCGAGTAACAATAGGCGATCCGCCAGAACCACTTAAATCTGCAATATCTTGAGCTGTAACAGTAAATGGGGAAAAAGTTGTTTCATTAACGCATGCAACAAGACTAGATGAAGAAACAGTAGCAGAAGGAGCTCTTGAATCTATCATTATATG